ACTAATCGAGCCTACTGGTGGCTTCGTGATGTGGCGCACTCGCCGAACTTTGCGCTTGTGGACACCGGCGGCTATTGCGGCAACTCCTACGCCAGCCACAGTCTTGGAGTCCGCCCTGCTTTCGGAATCTGTGCGTAGCACGAACAATCTTTTATCTCGCCACGATAGTGGCGGTGTCTACAGGGAGGCAGCATGAGTGTAGTCTATTCAAAACGTGGACTATCTGAAATGGAATTTTGGAAGCAACTACTAAAAATAGAAAAGCTCTTTATTATACTTCTGCTAAAAGATTTTGGCATAAAGAATAGGTCAAGAGAGCCAGAGTTTTATATCAGAGCCTACAAGATGTCAGATGAGGACGCAAAGGAATTTATGAAACTATGCGACTCATACAGCATAGCTAAAATAACGGATAACTATCCCGAATGGCTAATAGAAAAGTTTAGGTCTGATTTATTAGAAATACTTCAAAGACTTAAAAGAAATATAAGAGATGCGAATGATGTAATACCAACCTTCGAAAGTGAATACTACGAAAGAAGGCATTACCAAGACGAGGCAATTAGATGTTGCGGCGAGCTTTACGACGAGTTCAGTCTAATCAAAGACATATTACATGTAGACCCAGAAAAATATATGCGATATGTAGGAATGATTGAGTATGAAGCAACGCTTCTAAAGGGATGGAGAAAAGCTGATAACAAGCTGCTCAGACAAATTAAAAAGAAAGGTAAATAGAAAATAGGTTAATAACTGAATCGAGCCAACTGGTGGCTTCGTGATGTGGCGAACTCGACGAACTTTGCGAATGTGAACAACAACGGCAATTGCAACAACAACAACGCCAGCAACAGTAATGGAGTCCGCCCTGATTTCTTTAAACCCCAATTAAGTAGACTATATGTCGAATGGATAAAAAGAAGAAAGGAGTTATTATCCTTGCACATAGCTAAAAGTAAACGATTAGAGGCGGCAACTCTAATATCTAAGGATGTAGACGCAAGTTAGTACGCTAACAAGCTATAAGCTGCCGTAGCCATTGATGAGATACAAGATGAAAGAAATTAGTAATGCGAACCTATTGTTTGATGCATTTGAGAAATCTAAGAAGAATTCATATTGGAAGGCATCAATTCAAAAGTATGAATATGATATCTGGAAAAATATTTACCTTACGCAGCAAGCCTTAGAAAATGGCACGTATAAACAAAAAGATTTTGTAGAGTTTGATATGAACGAAAGAGGAAAGGTTAGGCACATTAAGTCTATTCACATATCAGACAGAGTGGTTCAAAGGTCATTAGTTGACAATATTTTAACACCAAGAACAGCCCCGCATTTAATCTATGATAATGGAGCATCGCAGGAAGGTAAAGGAACGGACTTTACCAGAGATAGACTCAAAGAACATTTAATAAGATACTACAGAAAATACAAAACCAATAAAGGATATGTAGTCTTAATAGATTTCAAGAAGTATTTCCCAAGCATCGACCACGACTTACTTTTAGAGGCATATCGAAAGATTATTCCAGAGGATGATTTATTTAATTTAGTTAGCTATCTCATTGAAATAAATGAAGGCAATAAGGGATTAGGCATTGGAGCTCAGTTATCACAAAACGCAGGAGTGTATTTTCCATCGAGGATAGACGATTATTTTAAAACAGTAAAAGCCATTAAGTTTTACGGAGCTTACATGGATGATAGATATATGATTGTTCCAACAAAAGAGGAAGCAATAGAACTTTTGGCAGAGTTTAGGCTATTAGCCAAGAAGTTCAAGTTAGTTGTTAATGAAAAGAAAACACAAATCATCAAGCTAGAAAGAGGGTTTACCTTTTTGAAGATGCGGTACATTTTAACAGCAACGGGAAAGGTGGTAATTCACCAAAAACCTGATACGTTCACAAGAGAACGCAGAAGGCTCAAAAGCTTTAAGAAGAAATGTATGTCGCCTGAAAGAGCCGCCGAGTGTTATAGAGCATGGCGAGGCACAGTTAAAAGATACAGAAACAATTATAAGCGAATCGAAAACATGGATAAATTGTTTAAAACTCTATATCCAGGAACAGATTATCTATCTAAAAAAGAAAAAGAAAAACGGAGGTAGAATGATGAAAATTTATGACACATCAGGCAATGAACTTGAAAGAGATGAGATTGATTTCTCACAAGGCAGATTGCTTCAAGGTGACGAAGAAGAAACACTTATTTTTACCACATGGGAAGAATTGCCAGACAACAATTCAGAAATCAATATCAATCCTACAATCGAGGATAGAATTGGTGCAATAGAAACAGCTCTTGAAGAATTATTGCTTCAGTAAGCAGGGAGGGATAGTAATGTTTAGATTTTTACAGATACAGTTTCAACTGAAAGGCGAGGAATATATTCCTACACTAAAAAAGATGGTAATTAAAGGACGCATTACAGCAGAACAATTTAAAGATATTACTGGAATTGACTATGCTGAGTGAGGACGAAAGAGTATGGATAATCAAAAGAATACATTTTCTGATACACGAGATGATAAATAAATCTGACGATTATAGAGCTAAAGAAATCCGAGAACTAATACAAATATTAAGAAAGGACAAATAAGATGATTGAAAACATCATAGGCTCACATATACCACCAGACCAGTTCTTACAATGGTTGCTGATAGCTTTCTTAGTCGTAGTTTATTTTCTGCCTGGCCTTAAAGATAAATTAAGAAAATGGCACGACAATGACGGAGAAACAATAAATGAAAGAGTAGATAAAAATACTGAGGATATCGAGGATTTAAACAATTGGCGAAAGAATGTCGCAGAAAAACGTTTCGATAATGATTACAGAGAAATCAACATTGTAAAAGAAGCTTTGAGCAGTCGAATAGAAAATGAGAGAAAGACTAATGACGAACTAGAAATACTTATGAAGTCCATTAGAGAAATTCTCAAAACACTAAATACTGAAGGTGCAACCCATTGTTTAAATGAGATTGACGAATATATTATAAAGAAATCTCACGAATCCATTGATAAGGAAAACGTGGACACTCACTGACAGAAAGGAGCAAACATGGAACAATACTTAAATCTAATTATAATTTTAATTTGCCTATGTCTAGGCTACATATTAAAAAGTAAAGTCAAAACCGAAAAAGTCAATGATTGGATTCCCCTAATCATGGGGGCGACAGGAGTTTTAATTGCAATTTGGATTAACGGCTTGCCACTCACACCAGAGATTTTACTGCAAGGTTTACTGAGCGGTCTTGCTTCTACGGGATGTTATGAATTATTCAAAAACTTACTGGAAGATAAAATTAAAAATATTATTGAAGGATTAATAAAGTAGAACAAAGGAGGGAGACTATGTTAATTATTGATGTAAGCCATCATCAAGGCTCAATTAATTGGAGCAAAGTAAAAGGTAAAGTTGATGCAGCAATACTGCGTTTAGGTTATGGTACAGATAAACCAACTCATGATGATCGATATTTTGAGGAAAATTATCAGGAGTGCAAAAGATATGGCATTCCAGTAGGTGTGTACCTATATTCTTATGCAACTGATGTAGCAAAAGCAGAGAGCGAAGCGGCACACGCTCTGAGACTATTGGAAGGGAAAGAAATCGAAGGACACGTTTGGTTTGACTCTGAGCAGGATGGAACGCAAAGCGTTGCGAAAATATGTGCAGCTACATTCTGTGAAATCATAAAGGCAGCTGGATTTAAACCAGGAATTTATGCATCTATGTATTGGTTTAATAAGCACCTAAGTAATTTTGACTACTACGACAAGTGGGTAGCAAGATATTCTGTGAATGCTCCTAGCGTATCTGGTGCAGCTATTCTATGGCAGTATACATCAGATGGTACAGTTGATGGTATTTCAAGCAGAGTTGATATGAATAAAGAATTAACAAATGCCATAGCAGAGGAATTAAAAGATGATTTTGCAGGCATGACAACAGTTGACATCTTATTCCATACGCTCGAAGGAAAATATGGCGAGGGAGATATAAGACGCAAGGTATTGGGCGGTAGATATGAGGAAATACAAAAGCTTATCAACCGAATTGCTAATGCCACAGCTGAAGAACTTGCTCGTGATACATGGCATGGAAACTATGGTACAGGAGATATAAGAGCCTTCATCTTAGGCTCTAGGTACGAAGAGGTTATGGCTGTTATCAATCACACAGCTGAAAAGCGTACAGAAGAGGCAAAGATTGAAGGGAAAGGTGTAGCAAATAAATTCAGCAAGAAATACGCAAAGAAATACACAACAGCCAGAAGTACTACATTAAGAACTGGTGGTGCATCCAACTATACATCAGTATGTGAAATACCAGCTGGAGAGAGCTTTATATGTTATGGCTATTATTCAGATAAAAATGATGTGTGGCTGTGGGGAACATACAAGAAAAAGAAAACAGGTTTTGTAAATCTGAAAGACCTAAAATAATGTTGAAATGGTTGCAACTATGCAACGCATTCTCCATAAAGGCTATTGCTACAATAAAGTTGTGGTAGTAGCCTTAATATAAAACTACTTTTGACAAACTAAACCCATGATGATATTATTTAGATACAAAAAGAGCTACCGATAGACGGTTAGCCAATATAGAAATTAAACGATTTAACCGTCCAAGTTTCTCAGGCTAGGGGCGGTTATTTTCGTTTAGTAAAAAGTAAAACTAAAGTAACAAGTGCTATAAGCACTGAAGTATACTGAAATAGTTCTGACCATGTTACCATACGCAAGCCCTCCTTTCGATTGAAGTAAACCTCCTTTCGTTAGGATAAGGCTAACCGCCTACCATCTTGGTAGCTCCGAAATAGATTATACAAAAATAAAGCTATTGCAGCAATAAAAAAGTTAGGCAAAAAGTTAGGCAATCATGCCTAACTTTTTGATTTATATTTACATTGTGAACTACGAAAAAGGCTGAAAAATCAAGGAAAACGAGACAATATGAAATCATATAAGACTAATAAAAAGAGCTCCGAATCAGACTCGAAAAATAGTCTATATTCGTACAATATTGCGCATTTGCAAGTGTGTCAGAAATATGAGTTAGGCAAAAAGTTAGGCAAATTATAAATATAGCGGTCGAGAATAAACTCCCCGACCGCCAAAGGTTTTAGCCCAGCGTGCACTCTGAACTTACAAAAGGCAAGAAATATTATACCAAATTACCGAGTAAATATATACTATCCATTAATTTATTTTCTTTTAATTTGTCCTCTTTCATTAAGTGCCTGTATATTTCCATGGTGACAGAACTATGAGGACCATGTCCTACACGTCTACCGACAGCCTCAACACTCATTCCACGCATAAGAAACATTGAAACACTGGTATGTCTTAAAGCGTGGCTAGTAATAGGGTGCCCGAGTGCAGCAGTAGAAACCTTTTTAAGATACCGCCTATAGAAATTGTAAGAGAAACGTTTACCATTACTGGCAGTAAAAAAGTATTCTGTAGGCTTGTAGCCACAGAGCTTTCGTTGCTCAATCTGGTTTTCGTTGATTTTATTAATCAAGTCTCTAAGTTCTGGCTGAATGTATATCTGCCTAACTGAGTATCTATTTTTAGGCGGTGTAATCAGATCATGTGTATAGTCATAGTTTTTACTTATGTCTATGTAAGAATCTTTTATATCATCTTTGTTCAGTGCGATAACCTCACCTATACGGCATCCAGATAAAACCATAAAAGATGTGAATAATTGCATACGCTTAAAATCTTCCATAGCACTAAGCAATGTTTTAAATTCATCCGTTTCAAGGTATTTATCCTCTATACGTTCCAGATATGAAATATCCTCGTCAAAGCGTTCTAGCTTTTCCACTATGGATAAGTTAGGCAGGTAATCGTTTTTGTAGCCCCAGCGCAAACAAGCCTTCCATTTCTTGTAATATTCATTGCAAGTGGATGGTGCAACACCTTTATCAACTAATTGCTTTCTAACAAGTCCAGCGGTGAGCCTATCCAGTTTTACATCGCCAACAATTTTAAGCATCATGTTTAGGCTGGTTCTGGTGCGTTTCATAGTAGAAGCCCTATTAGTAACAGACTTATCTTTAATATATGCCTCAATTAAATCTGAAAGATTATCTTTAGCGTGCGTTTCTCCAACGTGCGCTATTTTATATTGTATTTTCTTTTGGGCTTCGTGCTTTGCCTTATTGGAATTGTCCTTTACAGTAACAGTTATCTGTTTACGCTTTCCTGTTAAAGGGTCGTCATAAGCCTCCTGACATTTCAGCCTTCCGTTTTTATCAGTAAAGAAATACATATAACCTCCATAAACCAATCATTAACCAATCTTTAACCAATATTAACCAAGATTAAACAAGGCTAATCAACCAACCTGAACATCTTTTTTTTCTCCATCATAGGCTTTCGATAGTTCAAGTTCAGCTTTTAGGGTGTAGTCTACACGTTCTTTACCTTCTGGAGTAAGTCGATGATACTCATTTAGCAACTTAGTATCATAAACAGTTAAATCATTTTCAAGCAAATCTTTAATATAAACGATTTCCTGATCATCTCTGGCCATGGAATCCATTGTTACTTGAAAGAAGTCACAAACAGAAACTAAAGTGCATAGCTGCATACGCTCATAGCCTCTTTTATACAATCCATCAATCGTCGTATAAGGAATCCCTGACTTAACAGAAAACTGTCGCTTACTTAATTTCTGCTGAAAACAAAGTAAATCCAATTTATCTAAAAAATTCATAAAATTAACCTCCTTCCATAAACACTATACCTTAAAAGAGAAAAAAATACCATAAAATGTAAAAAATACATTGACAGTGAACCTAGGAAGGTATATAGTCAAATCAAAATTACCTAGCTAGGTAAGTTTCTTGATACACTACGTCTATCAAGAAAATAAATATATTGACATATATTTATTT